CCTTTAGAGCTGTTACATCTACGACAAGCAGCCACTAAATTATCTTGTGATATTGGGTCGCCGCCATGCTTGATGCTTATGACATGATCAACAGTCGTTGCGTCTTGACCACAGTAATAACATACATAACCATCTCGAGCCAATACCTGTAGTCGTACACGTTTGTAATCTCTGGACAATCGAGGGTCGCCACGTTTGCTACTCAATGCCAACCCCATACTTTCCAATGATGTAGTGCCATACATGTATCACCATTGTACCTGTGGTGTATGTACTTAATGCCATATCGTACCTGCTCTATAGCAGACTTCTCATATATGATGGGGTTCTTTAACTGTGGTATCCCATATACATGATACTTGCCTTTAAGGTTACCTATTGCATATTGGTTAAATGCTGACTCTTTGCCATATAACGTAAGTAGGCAATTAGCTTGCTTACGATCCATAGATAACTTGATATATGTCTTTGGATTTATGGCATCTATTGAACCACTACTTGCGCTACCCATAGGTAGGCATAGAGATATCCCAATAACGAGTGCTACCGAGCAAGCTAGTCGCAAGCGGCTTGCTCTGAGCCCCTGAAGGGCTCTAGCCCAAAGTGTACCAGCGGTGTCAAATACAAAACTAAAAGTGCTGGTCAGACCGCGTGTCTTATTTAGAATCTGTTGTATAGAATCCTGAGCCCTTGAAATGTGCTGGAACTGAACTGTAAATCTTGCGCATTGTTGACCCGCAAAACGGGCAATCGACGTCATGTGGTTCATTTATCTTTAACTCCTTGTCATAGCGGGCATTCGCCTCGCATAACTCGTTGTCACACTCGAACTCATAAATCGGCATGGTTACCTTTGGTTACCTTTTGGCACGTTGTACATGGCACATTCTCCAACTTCCATGATCCGCACATTGCGCATCTTTCAGGTTCTAATTGTACCGAATCTGCCTGTATATCGCCGTAACCTGCTTTAAGCAATAGACCAATCAAGTCTTGAAATCTCATGAACGCGAGGTACTGGCTGCAGTCCTCTCCTTGTCCGTTCATTCGACACACCACGGCGCTCAGCTCTTTGCCTTGCGACCTCTTCTCGACTTGCTTGATCCATGCTAGAGGTGAGAACTCAGAACGAGCCTTTATCTCAATGTCGAACGGGACATTATGAATATCCTTGCCCGCACCTCTACCGATGCTTGCGCTTCTCCACCAAGTTTGTAGATAGGAGACAACTACGCGCTCAGTACGAAAGCCTCGGTCTTTTCTGTGTCGTGTCATGCACGCCCAGCAGAATTAACTGTGCCACAAGCTTCGCAAGTCCACTCATGCTTTAAGTATCGCTGGCGAATCTGTGTTCTCGTTGGAAACTTATTGCATAACTGGCAAATCAGCTTGTAGCCCAATTCTTCTAGCAATTCAGCATTAGCCTTGAGATTGGCTGCTTGTTCTTCATTGGGAAATGACTCCCATTCGCCATCTTGATTAAGAAACTGTATATGTCCCATTATGCACGCTTTCCCCATGTGCCATCTGGTTTAATCTCATACCAAATTGGCTCACATTTATCGTCTGCTCCGGCAGCTGAACCGCTAGTCACCTGGTTAATACAACGCCAATGACCCCATGGCTTACCAGCTTTCGATACGCCAGTTTTCCAAATCATATCGCCATGCTTGCAACGCTGTACGTCCTTCTCCGTTGTGCCACCAAGCACGGATTTCACCGTCTCGACTGCTTGTTCCATAGTCTGAACCGGTGCTGCTTCCCACGTTGTCCATGGATCATCTGCCTTTGCTACTGGTATGTATTGCTGTGAAGTATCAGCCATCTTAGCCTTTACTTCCTCGACCTTAGCCTTTACTTCTTCAGACTTTGCAACTTTCGCCATTTCTTCACGGCTAGGTCTTTTTCCTTTTGTCGCATAACCCGCCGATGCGAGCGCACGACCAATCGCAGAGGTTTCACAGTTTTCAAGAGCAGAAGTAGAATTAACTCCACGACCCGCAACCGTTTCTTCCGCGAGCCCAGAGCTCCAAGGTGCGCTATCAGCAAAAGTTCTGTAAATGTAAGCCTGTACGATATAGCGTCCACCATTGAAATCCAGCAACTTAGTATCCACGCGACCATCTGGGTTATCCTTCCAAAACTTGACTAGGCGTTCTTCTACTGTCTCGTAATCATCTAAATTAAACATAGAGATCATTCTCCTCTGTATGCAGTTGTCCTGCTATCGCAGCGTACGCGACAAGGTCGATGTAAGTGTCTGACTTTGAAGTCTCCATGCTTCTTGCGATTTTGACCAATGCCATACACATCGCCACCTGATAATCCGTAATTGGCATTTCAAGGTATGAGCTCCAAAGTGCGGCTGTTCGCTGCATATTGTCGCTAGGGTGACCGTAATCAAGTCCTCGGTCTTGGATAGTAGCTCGCGCTTCGTTGAGGTAGTCTCTAGCATTCATCGACCCACCTGCTCGAGTGTGCGCTGTGACTTGCGGTAAGCGATACGACCAGCAATCTTGCCGTGTTCGTGTCCTTTTGAGTAGCCAATCAAGAAGCCGAAGAATCCAGCTGTAATTGCCATGAGTAGTAGTGCGTGATCTATATTCATGTGAGCCCTTCTGTACGCCGTATTTCGTGTACGGCAGAAGTATTACATCAGACGGAGGCGACAGAAGCCAAACTTGTATAACGAAACGATAACAATTTCGTCCACAGTCTCATCACCGAAATCAGGTCTAGCAAACCCTTCCATTATGAAAGCCCAAGCGATATAGCTTGCGCCAGGGATCTCTCTTGGGCTGTGACCCAATTATATCGGCTATCTAGTTCGTCCATAGACCTTGCCCTGCACAATAAACGTGCCGTTCTTCTCGATGTTAATAATGTCCACTTGAACCGTTGATCCATGCACATACATGATGGCAAACGCTTGCTGCCAATTAGCCGTTCCCTTGGTGTATGAAGCCTGTTTGAAGTCCATGAGGTTGCCTACCTCAACACCGTGTAGAACACGCCCTAAACGCCCTCCAGAGGCTTCTGTGAAGGCGCTACGCCCCGCTCTGTGAGTATGTCCTGAGATAACGTTCTTGCCGTGCCTACGAGCCGCTTCGAGGGCTGAAAGCCCACCTAGCTGCTTGATGGGCGTATGGTCGCCGTGGACTGCAATCCAGTTAGGCGCTATGTTCATTGGAGTCTTATGGAAAGTTATGCCTAGTTCGTCGAATTTCATGAACTTCTCAAACCTAAGTTCTGGCAAGGATAAGAAGCTAGGAATCTTCTTCATGATTATGTTGTAGATGCGGTCTGTGTGGTTGGATCGTATGCAATCTGTGACGCCTAGTTCCCAGAGAAGGTCAACACACCTATCTCGGTCATCACCTAGAGTCTGTTCATAGGCTTGCGGTGTACCTTCTGACCACTTGGATATAGTCTGAAAGTCAATCTCGTCACCGATAGTGACTGTCTGGTCTGGCTTAAACTTCTGTAGAAACTTGGCAATGTTATTCACGACATGCACGTCCTCGAAAGGCACTTGCAGGTCCGAGAGAATCACAATTCGCTTAATCGTCGTCCTCGTCATCGTAGGGGATATTGTCTATGCGATTGGGAAGTGAGGGCAGAATCCAGTCAGGGTAAACGTCACGATCTGTGACAATGGCAAGAGCTATATCTATAGCAAAGCCGCTTCTGCGCAACGCCTTGTACATCTCATTGAGAGTTATTGCCCATGCGTCTAAAGCGTTGTAAGTGTCTAGGTCTATGACCTGCTTCTTTTTCGCCATGAGATAAGTGTTACTTACCTAACATCTCGATTATTGTATCGACACGCACTTCAAGGCGATTGACCTGATCCTTAATAGATGAACCTGAATTGGGTTTAAGCTCGCTGAGGTAATGCTTAATCATGAATTGTGTGTATGAAGCCATACCACCAAGCACAGCGATAACAGCCACAATCCAAGCAGCATAATCAGCCGTGCTCACTTTTTAGGCGAAGCGTAACCAAAGACGCCGGCAACGATTGAACCAAGGATTGCGCGGTAATCAAGAGCAAAGTTTGAGGTTGTACCCCATACTGCTAAGAATGCGCCAACTGACATTACATAAGGGTTCTTTAGGTTCATTTATTTCCTTTGATTAGTGGGATATTAAACGGAGCACCGTCATTGTCGCCCTTTGGAGTAAAGCTGATATGGAGATGAGAGTTGTGGTTATCAACCCCCACATAAGGACGCCAAACCCAATTCTGGATAGACGACGCGATGTGGCTTCTAAAGATGACGTAAGAGATTCGACCATCAGTCTGTCCACAGATTCGTACTTGATCTGCAAGAGAGCCGGCGAAGTCCGGCTTGCTTGTTCCAGACAAATCTGCGTCGATATCAACGGCTCTGACGACATTGTTAGCCTTTGGATCAGGATTGTGGTCAGAAACGCTTGCCTGATGACGTGCGTCGCCAATCCAGCCGTCGCTTCTTTTATCTCTGTCTGGGTAAGTATCATTTATCGCTTGACGTAAGGTTATTCCAGCTTTACAAAGCCATGGACTTGGCAAGTTCGTCACAGGTAGAACACTCCCATCGTTTTTTGTCATTAAGCAATAATGTTTCGTGACCGCACTCAGGCATTGGAGCAATGAAAGCATCGTCAATCGGATTATAGGTGTATCCGACAGCTGCAAAGTTATAGCGAATCTTTGAATTGTAAGAAGTTTTAACCCAAGTGCCGCCAAGATTATCGACGAACCATCGGTAGCCTTCATCGCCAGCAGGGTCATTGTTATTTCCTACAAGTACGCGAATAACTTTGTTGGTATCGTCTAATTCTGCAAAGTGAGACATATTAAACCGCCGTCTTTAGATAACGAACTATTACAATTCCAGAACCGCCAGCGCCACCCTTGCCAGAGTTCACAGTACCGCCGCCACCGCCGCCACCTGTGTTGGCTGTGCCTGCTGTTGCTTGTGTAGAACCTGCTCCGCCAGTACCTCCGCCGCCGTTACCAGCTGCGCCTTGCTGTCCTGAGTTACGTCCGCCACCGCCGCCACCGCCTGCGTAATAGTAAGTACCGCTTACGTTTTGACCAGTTGAAGTTGCTGAACCCCAAGAAGAATAAGAA